AGTTTCCATTGTGTCTACATCCAATATTTCTTCGTGGACTACATACTCAGTAGAGTTGTTTAGTCTATGGATAAGATTTGGATTAGCTCCAAGGTTTCTGATAACGATCCGACTAGGCTTGAACCCTTCGGCAGTAGTCCAAGGGCTACTGGCTATGACATCGTCCGATGTCTTAATATTTTGTGTGTTTAATGTATTCATAATATTTAGTAATCTCTCTCCAATAGAGATGTTTTAAAATTGAGTCAAGGCTATTTGAATAAAATATGATAATTAATTGATAGCCCCTAAATATACACCTCATAGTTGGGGTCGGAAATACATTTGAATAATGCAGAAAAAAAAAGAGCCTCAACAATAGTGGCAAACATAATATTACAAACTTTATAGATGGGAGGGGGCAGTCGTCCCGGTTTGTGGTCTGCTTTACTGTGTATTATCTATTAGGGGTTAAAAAAAATTATCTCTCAAGGGGTCTTAACGATAGTAATTATGTGTATACATAAGTATACCCTCTCTTTTGAGGGAGAGGGTTTACCTAAACAAACAATTATTATGAATAGGAGACATCATTATGTACACCTTATTAAGATTTATTAATTATAACATTGACTGTCAAGCAAAAAGTTTCCAATAATGTAATTAATGGAGAAAGAAGATTTAATTAATGAGATCAAGGATGCCATTATTGAGGTGTCTCACAATAAATCGGTTCTTCAAAAGAAGAGTATAAGTCGTTACAATCCAGAGAAGGTAGCAGAGATACTATATTTATTTAGTATAGGTAATAGTCAGACAAGGATTATAAGGAAGTATGGCTTTGATAGGAATAGTGTAGTTAGTGTATTGGTAGACTATGCAGACTACTTTGGTAAGTTTAAGGAAATATCAGGGCAAATAGCTGCAAAGAGTTACATGAATCTTAGTAGTTTAGAGGAAGATTTGGTAGATGCGGTTCGTGGTAGAATGGAAAGTGGTGAGATTGATGTAACCTTTAGGGATTTGAAGGAGTTAAGTATAGCTAAAGCAAATGCTGGTAGGGAAGCATTAACTGCTAGGGGTGAAGCCACACAGATAACAGAAGACAGAAAGACATACACCCAAAAGGATTATGAAGATACTTTGAAAGCGGCAAAGGATAGGATAAAGAAGATCAAAGGAGAAGTAATAGATATAGATGATAACTGAGGATTACGATGATTTATTTGATAGGATTCGTGGTAATTTAGGCGAACACTTTGGGAACTATATGTTTATAGTAATGGATGACGATGGTGATTTATTCTATGATTACACAAACCATAGGGTGGGTAAAATGTTAATAAAAGAGACCCAAGCTGATATGGATGAAGAGATTGATTCATTGGAAATAGTTTGGGAGGAAGAGGAAGCAGAGGAAGAAGACGATGGAGATTAGTTTTATTGTAGAAGAGAGTACCATGGCAGTTTATTTTGGTTTTTGGTTTTTTATTATATTTGGTTGTTTATTCATGGCTTGCAGACAAGTGGTTGTAGAGAAGAGTAAAGAGGAGGAATAAATGGAGATTAAGTTTACTGATCATCCCATACTGAAGCCCCCAACAGATGAGGAGATAGTAATGCTTGGGGAGAAAGACCCAAGCTTACTTGTTGAATTACATAAAGCTCATGAGGGTAGGATTAGTGCTTCTCAAGAAGACCCGGTTAGGTATGGCTTTGATCTAGAGGGTTGGCATAGGATCAGAGATGGGTTAGAACTATACAATGAGTGTTTAACACTAGGTGGTAATAGGTCTGGTAAGACAACTGGGTGTGCAAAGATAATGATGGAATCAGTCATAGAAAATACCGATGGTCATCTCGTATGCTTCTCCCAAAATGCAGATACATCTGTTAAGGTACAGCAAGCTGCTGTATGGGAGATGATGCCCAAAGAGTTTCGTAAGAAAACAAAGGGTATAGAAGGGTATATAAATTATTCTATGCAAAATGGTTTTACTGGTAGTAGTTTTATCTTTCCTGATACTAGAACAAGAGTTGATTTTAAAACTTACACACAGTTCAGTAACAATCAAACAATCCTTGAGGGTTTTGAGTTCGGATATAAGAACCCAAGTTCTTTGAACATAGGGGCATGGCTAGATGAATACTTAGGTGATGCAACCTTAGTAAATACATTGAGGTTTCGTCTAGCGACTAGGGATTCTAAATTACTGATTGGGTTTACTCCGATTGATGGGTATACACCATTTATCTCCGAATATCTAAAAGGATCAGAGACATTAGAAACAAGGCAAGCAGTATTATTAGATAAGTCATTACCAGTAAGGCAGTATAGTACTTCAAGAGATGCTTCGATTGTTTATCTTCATTCAGATGAGAATCCTTTTGGTGGATATGAAAGAATAGCAAAGGACTTACAAACAGCAACAGAAGAAGAAATATTAGTCAGAGCATATGGTGTGCCAGTTAAGAGCATGACAACACTTTTACCATTATTTAATACAGAGGTAAATGTATTGAATGATAAGCCTAATAAGTATGGTATGACATTTCCTGATATAAGTGAGAAGAATAATTATACTTGTTATATGGTGGTAGACCCAGCGGGAGCTAGAAACTATTCGGCACTATGGGCTGGTGTCGATGATGAGGGCTTTGTTTACATTAGGAAAGAGTTTCCTGATAGAGATACCTATGGAGAGTGGGCATTGTTTGGTGATCCAAAGTGGAGATATGGACCAGCGGCAAAGAAGATTGGCTTAAATGTAGAGGGATATGTTGCTTTGTTTCAAGAGATAGAAGAAGACTTAGGGGTAAAAGTTTATGAAAGAATTGGTGACTCTAGGTTCTTTGCAAAAGAAAACGAAAATAATGACGATTTGTTTAGGGCATTTGATGACTATGGAATGAACTTTGTGGCAAGTGATGGACGAAAAGAAGAGATGGGTATTAGTGCATTAGATGAATGGTTTAACTATAATCCCAATATACCAGTAGACGAAGCAAATCGTCCCATATGCTATGTGCATGAAGAGTGTGGGAATCTAATAGATTCCTTAATTAATTATGGCAGTAATGGTAAAGCTGATGAAGCACTCAAAGACTTTTTTGATTTAATAAGATATTTAAGAATGACAAATGGTGGTGAAGGACCTGACCATGTAACGGGTAGAAAACTAGCGACAATAACCAAAAGCAGAGGTGGTTACTAATGGCAAAACAAAGATTAACGAAAATAGCAGAAGATTACGAATTACCATTTGATGAGGCAAAAGAATTAGCTTTTAAATTATTAGATGAAAAACATATAACTGGGAAGGGTAGAAATACTTGGGTAGATGAACTAGGACAAAAGATACTAGATGATAATATTCCTTTGAAGATAGCGGAAGCTAGAACCTATAGGGGTGTAATCAGAAATGTATGTCCAAACCCAAGATTTTGTATCGTTCATGTAAGAGAAAAAAACGGATGTATTAAAATGAGAGCATCAAAGAAATATATACCTTTACTTAGAAAAGGTATGATGGTATACCTACAAGAGAAGGAAGATGATGTTTACGAACAGATTGATCCTAAAATATATTGATAACTATGTTAAAATAAAAACCTATGGAAGAATCAGCTATTTCTGAATCACTTACTTATGTAAGTGACGACCCCAACATACTACATCTCCGTCATGCCTACGAGCAAACTATAAATGAGTTAGAGCCATATTTTGATTTATGTCGTGACTCATATGATAATCGTAGAAATTATTGGAACGGAAAAACTAGAGACCACAGAAAGCACGGATCAGATGCTTTTCCTTTTGAGGGAGCATCGGATATGGAGGCTCATGTGATTGATGAGCGAATACAAAGATTGGTCGCTTTACTCATGTCAGCACTTAATCGTGCAAATGTAACTGCTTTCCCAGTAGAAGTGGGTGATATGGGTCGTGCCAAAATGGTATCGAGTTTCTTAAAATGGATGATTAGCTCTGGTTACATTAATCGTTTTGATAAAGAAATGGAACTAGGATGTAATTATTTGTTAGAGCGAGGTATACTGATTAGCCATGTAGGTTGGCAAAGAGAAGATAGAAAGTTCTTGCAAGAGTTAAATTTAGATCAAATAGCACAGATAGCTCCTACTATTGCTAGGGCTATACAAAACAACAATGCAGATCAAGAAATAGTTGATTTGATTTTACAAGGGTTTGATGGAGTTACAGAGAAACGAGCAAAAAAAGCAATCAAGGATTTACGAAAAGATGGAAGGGCTATGTTACCTGTAGTAAGAAGATCAGTAAATGCACCAGAGGTAAAGACACTTGCCCCTGATTATGATTTCTTTTTCCCACCATATGTAACTGACCCACAAAAAGCACCTTATTGTTTTTGGAGAAACTATTATACATCACAAGAGCTAGAACAAAAAGTAGTTACAGATGGTTGGGACGAAGGCTTTGTTCAAACAATGATTGATAAATATAGAGGTGTAGATATTCAAAGCATAGAGAGAGAACAAGAGGGTAGAAGAAGTAATTTAATATCAGATTATGGCTATGAAGCCGAAGATTTGATAGAGTTAATCTATGGTTATCAGCGATTGATTGACCCAGAGGATGGTTCAGAAGGAATCTATTATACTGTTTTCCATAGGTTATTTAGTGGCAATGTAGATACACAAGCATATGCAATTCACGAATTGCTAAACGGATACGAGGATTATCCCATTGTGGTTACAAAATATTCAGAGGACTCTAAGAGGCTCTATGACACTATGACTACCCCTGATCTATTGCGAGGCTTACAAAATCAAATAAAAATAGAAAGAGATTCACGAATAGACAGAAATAGCTTGGCTACATTGCCACCTATTTTACATCCAGTAGGACAAGCCCCAACCGATTATGGTCCGGGAAGGTTTATTCCATACAGACGAAAAGGTGACTTAGACTTCGGACCAACACCACCACCACCAACTGGTTCTGTCGAGATAGAACAAACACTACAAGCACAAGCAGATAGGTTGATGGGATTAGATGGAACACCAATTAGTTCTCTAAAACAACAATTTTTAATTAATAAGTTCTTGGATCATGCTTCTGAAGTTATTAAGTTAGCCTACAAATGCTATCAAAGATTCGGACCAGAAAGCACATTCTTTAGAGTAACTGGTTCTCCAGACCCAGAGTTATTTGGTAAAGGAGACCCAAATGAAGATTTTGATGTAACTATATCTTACGATGTATTGAATACTGATCCACAAACTCAAGAGAAAAAGTTAGCACAGATTCAAGCACTTACTGCTATGGATAGAAATGGAAGAATAAATGTTGATAACTTATTAACAGTTATTGCAAATTCAGTTGATCCAGTATTAGCAGACAAGATTCTACAACCAGCACAAGATGCACAACAACAAATTGTAAAACAAGTTACTGATGATTTAGCAAAAATATTTGCAGGTATCGAAATGCCAGCTAGACCTAACGGAGCGCAGATTGCAATGCAAGTTATGCAACAATATGTTTCACAACCTGATATTGCATCTAGGTTACAGAATGATGAAGCATTTAGGGCAAGGTTAGAAAAGTATCAATCACAATATGTATTCCAGATGCAACAAGCACAGAATGCACAGATTGGTAGAGTAGGCACAGAACCTGCCAAAATGGGTAATATGCAAACTCAAAATATGTAATGTCTAACAAAAGAATACCAAGAAAAACAAAAACTGGTAGGATAAGACCAAAGTCTGTACACTCAGACCTTTATACTGACGAGAACCCCAAAGGCACTATCAAGGGTCTTGGGTTCAAAGATTTAGCAACTGCAAAATCTAGTGTTGCAAAAATCAAAAAGTCTGGTAGAACTCATGCACATAAGATTCAAGCTGCTATAGCTATGGAACAAAGAGCCAAAGTTATGGGCAAAAATGGACCAGCAAGAGTTTACAGAACTTACATCAACAGTATAAAGAAAAAGAAATAATGCCAAGAAATATTAATTTACCAAAAGCTCGTGTGTATATACGAGAGGATATGTGGGGTGGTAGTGATAGTCACTTTCAAGAAGCATGGCTAGTTTCAGTTAGAGCATTACGAGGTAGACCATTTTGTTTTCAAGTGTGGATAGATGAATATTGTGCTTGTTACGATAAAGTAAGACCTGATTGTTTGTATTGGAAGTTACCTGAAGGAGATCAATATGATTTAGTAGATATACAAATGTGGGAGTGTTTAAGTAATGACATAGAGTTATTTCACAAAGCACAACTAGCAGATGTTCCCATGTTAGTAAATATGGGAGATGAAATGGTAGAGGGAAACTATTGGTTTACTATAGATTCAGTACCAGAGAAACAAGGGCTTGGATATTTAGATGTGGGTGATTCTGATTTATTAGATGAGCATAAAGAGATGAATGTAGTTCGTTTGAAGAATGGGCAAGTAGCTATTTATCCTAACAATAGATTAAAATGGATACCAGAATCTCTATCTACAACAGAGGCTGCAAAAAAAATACCTAAGTGGAAAGTAGCAGAAAATTTAGTTTGGGACAAAGAATGGCTCGAACAACCTTATGAATTATACGGAGACCAAGATTGGAACTATTAATATGGAACTACAACAAGCATTAGAAGCACTATCAAATCATGAATCATTTGCTAAATTTATTTTAACTATTCGTGATCTTAGAGAAGAAACAATATCAGAACTACACAAAGCAGACTTTGAACAAATTCAACAGATTAGTGGTAGGATACTAACTTACGATCAAATATTACAAATGGCTAACTATAAGTTAATCGAAAAAAGATTTGGTTAGTATGTTATAATACCAATATCGCAATCGCTATGGCGCAAAGAAAGTGGATAAATTATGACAGATGAAATCAAAGGTGCAGTCGCTGAAGCACTTATAGAACAAAGCAGCGGACAAAACATATCTCCTCAAGCATTTGCAAATAGGAGAATAAAACAACTTCAACCAGAGCAACCCAAAGAGGAAGCAAAGGAAGAGGTTTCTGAGCAAGTAGAAGAAACTGAAGTAGAAGAAACTGAAACAGAAGCAACTGAAGAGGTACAAGAAGTTGCAGAAGTAGAGGAGGAAACTACAGAGGAGGCTACTACTGAAGAAGTTCTTTCGCAGTACAACTTGGACGAAATGTCTGAGCAGGATTTAAAAGAACTAGGTGAAAAACTAGGAAGTCGAGCAGTTGCTAGATTTGGCGAACTTACAGCCAAAAGAAAGCAAGCTGAAGAAAAACTAGCGGAGCTACAAAATCAGCTATCTGCTGAAAAAACAAACATTCTTGATTCAAAGAAATCTTTGGAAAATAATCCTTATTCTAATTTAGATACAATAGATAAGATTCAAGATAAAGCCCAAGAAATAAATGAAATCATAAGTTGGGCAGAAGATACATTGTTTGAATCAGATGGATATACAGCAGAAGATGTAGTGACAGAGGTTGAGGGCAAAGAAGTTACGAAAGCACAAGTTCGTAAAAGTTTACTCCAAGCTAGAAAAGCTAGAGATTCATTCTTACCAGATCAGTTAAATAAAATACAATTAAAAGAAAGTAGCAAACAACTTCAAAGCCAATTTGAAGAACAAGCTAAACAAGAACTTGATTGGCTATCTGGAGAGGACAACGACACTAGAAGAAGATATGAAGCTATGATGGATGATAAAAGGTTTCAAAAATTAAAAGAAACAGTTGATCCAGATATTGCAGCACAACTACCATATATTTTGGCTCATGCAGCTAATAGTATTTATGGTAGAAAGATTATCAAACAAGATAAGCCCGGTGTCACTTTAAATCCTCCAAAGACTGGAGCTACATCAGCTCCCAAAACAAGTCGTGATAGCAAAGGAAAAAAAGCTCTGGCTGATCTGACCAGTCGTTTTAAAAGTTCAGGATCAAGAGATGATTTCATCAAACTTCGTACAAAACAACTCACAAGATAAATAATATAAACAATAAAAAGAAATGGCAATTTCAGATACATTCGACCCGGCTTTACAGCCAATTACATCGCAAGGACCGAGTGTTTCTAATCGTGAGGATTTGACAGATGTTTTGACAATCCTAGCGCCAGAAGAAACACCAGCCCTTTCGTCTGCCAACAAACAAAAAGCATCAGCTACATTTGTTGAGTGGACAGTAGACGGATTAGATAGCCCCAGTATTACTGGAGTTAGCGAAGGTGCTGATATTACTAGCTTCACAGATAAGTTTGCAAATCGTGCAAGACTAGGGAACTATGTACAAAAGTTCCGTAGAGATTACATGGTTTCTGATTTACAAGAAGCAGTAGATTCAGTTGGACCAGCAAAAATAGCTCAAGCAGAAGCTAAAGCTATTCGTGAACTAAAAAGAGATGTGGAAGCAACCATCCTCTCTGACCAAGATCGTCAGGCAGAAACAGGTTCAGTTCCTTACAATCTCCGTGGTTTAGGTGACTTCATTGATTCATCAGGACCATCAGATGTTCCCGCTGAGTTCAGAACTCCTTCAGGCTCTATATCTACATCAGGTGCAAGCATAACAGAAACAGATTTTAATACAATCATTCGTTCTATTTATCGTGCAAATGGTGAAGCCAACAACCTAACACTTATCGCTGATACAAGTCTTCGTAAACAAATCGCAGACTTTGCACGATTCGTTGTTGGTACTGGAACTTCTAATGAAAATGCAGGTATTAGAAAAGTAAGTTTTGATGGTATGGATTCAACAATTAAATTATCTGTTGAAGTCTATCAATCAGACTTTGGTATTGTTACAATAATTAACATGAATCCAACTACTAATCCTGAAACACAACAAGGCACTAATACTAACCATGATCGTGGTTACATGATTAATCCTGATTACTATGGTATTCATGAATTAATTCCTATGGGTTCTACTCGCCTACCTAATATGGGTGGTGGAGAAAGAGGTTTTGTTGACTGTGCATTAACACTAGGTGTTTATGCTCCAGCGGCTCATGGTAAAATTACTTAATTAAAAAAGGAGAAATAATATTATGGCAGATATAACACTAAAACCAGTTAGAAACATAGAGACATTAGCTCTTGGATTTAATTATGAAGGCTCAGTTAATTTAGCTGAAGATATAGCTACAGGTGGTGTAAGTGACTTAAAAGTTGCTGGCGCACAACTTGCAGGGACTATCTCAAAAGCAGCAATAGTTGTTGATGAACTTGTACCAGAAACATCTTCTTCAGGAAGCACATACACTAGTGTAATAGTTTCTTTGGGAGATGATGATGATTCAGGTGATGATAATTTAATTGATGACATTGAAGTTGAAGCAACTAATGCAGGTGCAGCAAGCACAGGAACAGCTTTTGTAAATACAGGAGCATCTATTGCATTACCATTGCTTACAGATAAGATTAATCTATTAGTAACTTCTACAGGAGAAGCTGACGAAGCTCTCATGACAGCAGGTAAACTTAGAATATTCTTAGAGTATCACCCAACAGCAGGTGAACCCTTCAATGGTTAAATAATCTTAATAGGGTGGTAGGCAGTTACCTGCCACCCTTTTTTATTATGGAACAATTTAATATATTACATTTTAAGAACAAAGACCCAGATGAGGGTGCAATGCACAAAGCAAAAGCAGAACTTATTAATAATGCTATTAAAGAAGAAGCTCGCACACAAAAACATCGAGAAGATATAGCTCGCAAAGAAGCGAGATCAAACAAAGGTAAAACACATCCTACACTAGGTAAATGTGTAGCAACAATTCCAGCTAGAGAATACTTTAGATTAATTCATAAATATGGAACAGATACAGTTTTATCAAAAGAATTTTTACAATACTTTAACAAAAAACATAAAGACCTTTCACCTAACAAAGCCTAATGTTATTAAGAACCAATATAGATTTATTTAAAACCATTAAAGCTCTAGCGGGTGTTAATGATTTTACTACAGAAGAAAATGCAGACTTGGTGGCATTTGCCGAAAGAAGATTATCTATGGCTTACAATACTAGCCCTATGTGGGATAGATATGTTGTGGTATCTGAGGAGAGACAATTAGCAGTAATAAAAGTTGAAGGTGCTGATGTTGAAGCCTATAATGGGTATTACATTAAAAATGGAGAAACATCTAATGCCGCTCAATCAACCTTTTCTGATGCTGATGTGTTTGTTAAATCAGACAACAAGTCATATGTTTTTTATAAAATTAGTAATCCAAGTGGTAATATATGGAAACTTGGTGTGACTGATACTTTATTTACACACACACCTATAACAGATATTACTACATTTAATAATGCTAATCCTACTAGCATATACATACAAGATTCTACAGATGAAGGTGATCATAGTAGTCCATCAGGTGTAAAGTTTTGGCAAGGTTCTGGGTTAAGTGATACAAATAAAAAAAATTTAGTAGTAACAGATGTTTCTACTGTTCTTTATGAAAGTCTAAATTTTCCTATATTTGATAGTAGTCTAAGCATAGGAAACGAAAATGTCATACAAGACTTTATTCGTATACATCGTACTCAATCTTTTTTAAATCGCTCTGCCACAGAATATGATTTTTATGTAGATGTTAATGGAGCAAATGTACTTAATAGTTCTGCTACTGACGGAAAAGTATTTGTTACTTATAAGAAACCAATAGCAAACCAAACAACCGGGCAGATTATTACTTCAGTAGATAGTAGTGGTAATAGAACATTAAATGCCTCTGGATCAGAAATACCATCAGAATTTTTTAATTACACCGCTCATGGTGTATATGCTGATTTCCTAAGAATGGATGGTCAGCATGACAAGGCAGCCTTTGAAGAGCAGAAGGCTGATATGTTCCTTGCAACAGAGCTTGAACGAATTGATATAATAAACAATAACAATTCATTAAACCATAAGTTTTCAACTTATATAAACACTTCATCAAGATAAAATATTATGCCTAATTCATCAGTAGTTAATTTATATCCAGTACCTAACGATCAGGCAACAGTAAAGCAAGCATCTATTGCCATACCTGTATCAGGTTCAGGAGCAGTATCATTTACAACATTGTTTGGAGCATTACATGAAAATACTAAATATGTAGTATTAGATGTACATGATTCAGATGCTTTTGTAAATTATTTTACAACTGCTACCGCAGCAAACGGACATCGCTTATTTGTAGGTCGTAGCTACACTTGGAGCAAAGAAGCAGCAGAAGGTGCTTCTTTTATTAATTCATCAAGTAGCACAGCAGGTCGCATTGTAGCCTCAGAGTTTACACAGTAATGTCATCAGAAATACTAGGTGGAGCAGAGAATGTCCTTAAAGGCAATCTAGGTGGTGCTTGGGATATTAAGCACGGCTATGCTGATGCTTATACAGATTTAGGCATAGCTCGTAGGTTCGGTGGTGCTGCAGCTGCTTACTCATTACGAGATATTGGTGCAATAAATGGAGAAGTTGTACGAGTTCGCAGAGATTCTGGAGAAACAACTGATCCAGAAGAAGACTTTTCGGCTAATCAAGTTTCTAGTAAATCAGTAGAAGATTGGGTAAATGGTAAACTAGAAACTAAATTACCAGCTGATGTAGCTGATGCAGCAGCCGCTTATAGTCTTCGTAAGGTATCAGAAGGTAGATTAGTTTATACTGGAGACTTTAGTTCTGATGCTAATAATATCGCTGCAAATACTTCGAGTATAACAGTTACTGGAAATATTGATGGTCAGTTTGGTAAAGATAATCTTCTTAAAGTAGAAAACGATGCAAAAGGTGTTCCTCAATTAGG